ATGAATACCCAAATCCTCAAGCTGACGACCCCTATCACCCGTGGTGAAAAACAGATTACTGAAATCACGCTGCACAAGCCGAATGTCGGCGCGATGCGCGGCGTCAGCATGCGCGGCTTGCTGGACATGAATGTCGACGCGCTCATCGCCGTTCTGCCCAGGATCACTGATCCGAAATTGACCGAACTTGAGGTGAACAATCTGGATCTGCCTGATTTGCTGCAGGCGGGCATTGCGGTGGCGAGTTTTTTTATTCCGATGACGGATATCGAGTCGCCGGCGTAGCGCTGCCGGACCGGGTTGAGGACGCCATGGCCGATATTGCGACTGTATTTCACTGGTCCCCGGATGTGATGGAGGCCATGACGCTCCTCGATCTTGCCAACTGGCGTGAGCTTGCTCGCCAACGAGTCGCTGGAGGCGATGATGAGTAGGGACATGGAACTGAAGGTTATCTTTTCGGCGATCGACAAATTCCGCAGGCCGGTGGCGCATATCACCGAGGCATCGCGGACAGCAAGCAAGGCCTTGAATGAAGCCAAGGCCTCGATGAAGGGGCTCAATGATCAGCAGAAGCTGGTCGACAAGTTCAAGCTCACCAACAAGAGCCTGGGTATCAATGGACAGGACCTGGAGAAGGCCAGGGTTCACGCCAAGCGACTTGGCGAAGAACTGCAGCGCACCGAGAAGCCGACGGCTGCCATGCAGAAGGCGTTCAAGCATGCAACCGAAGAGGCGCGGCACCTGGCCGGGACCGTTAACCGGATGCGCGAGCAGAAACAGCGCCTGCGTCAGGAAATGGCGACGCTCGGCATCGATACGAAATCGCTGGCGTCCTACCAGAAAGACCTGAAGAGCAAGATCGATGCGGCAACTGCAGCGGTCTCCAAGCAGGAACAGGCAGTCAAGCAAGCCGGCCGTGATCGACAGCGGATGTATGCCGCTCAGGCCACTTCAGACAAGATCCGCGCCGCCGGAGACAAAGCCAGCCGCTTCGGCCGGACGGCGCTGGCCGCTGGAACGGGTGTTGGCGCCCTGATGTCGGTACCGATTCTCGCCTACGCCAAGGCAGAAGACGCAGCGATGGAGCTCAAGGTGGCGATGATGAAGAAGGGCGGCGAGGTGTCAGCGTCCTTCAAGGAAATCGACGAGCTGGCCAACCGTCTGGGCAACAAGCTGCCTGGTACAACGGCCGATTACCAGAACATGATGACGATGCTCATTCGTCAGGGCATGCCGGCCAAGAACATCCTGGGTGGCCTCGCCGAGGCGACTGCCTACCTTTCCGTGCAGCTCAAGATGACGCCGGAAGCGGCTGCCGAGTTTGCCAGCAAGCTGCAGGACGCCACCCGGACGGCTGACAAGGACATGATGTCGCTGATGGACACCATCCAGCGATCGCACTACCTGGGCGTCGATCAGGGCAACATGTTGCAGGGGTTTGCCAAGCTCTCGCCGGCGCTCTCCATTATTCGTAAGGAGGGTGCAGCGGCGGCTAGCGCACTGGCTCCCTTGTTGGTCATGACCGACCAGGCAGGGATGTCTGGCGAGGGGGCCGGCAATGCCTTCCGCAAAATCTTCCAGATGTCGCTGGACATGAAGAAGCTGGCGAAGGGTAACGCAGCGCTGGCCGGGACCGGAATCAAGCTCGATTTCACCGATGGCAAGGGCGAGTTCGGCGGCATGGACAAGATGTTCGCCCAACTCGAAGCCCTCAAGAGTGTGAGCACACAGAAGCGACTGGCCGCCTTGAAGGAGGTTTTTGGCGATGATGCCGAGACGCTGCAGGCGCTCAGCATCATGATTGAGAAGGGGCGGGTCGGCTATGACGATGTGCAGCGCAAGCTCGAGGAGCAAGCCAGCCTGCAGGAGCGGGTCAATGCCCAGCTCGGGACGCTGAGTAAGCTATGGGATGCGGCATCCGGAACCTTCACGAATTTTCTGGTGAAACTGGGTGAGTCCATGTCACCCGAGCTGCACAGCCTCACCGAATGGCTGGGGACGGTGGCAGGGCGAATGCAGAAGTGGGCAGAGGAGAATCCCAATCTCGCCGCCACGCTGATGGCCATCGCCAAGTGGAGCGCCATCATTCTGCTGGCGATCGGCGCACTGGGTGTTGTCCTCGGTGCGGTCGCGGCGCCGATCGCGCTGCTCAACCTATCGCTGGCGGGCCAGGGGCTTAACTTCGGTTTGGTCTTCGGCGCACTCAGTAAGCTGACCGGCTTCGTGGCTACGGCTGTCCGCGCCAATCCATGGGCCTTGCTTTTCGGTGGGGCTGTAGCGGCAATCGGTCACATTCTTCTCCGGCTTGATGAACTCAAAGACAAGTTCGCGAAAGGTGACTGGTGGGGCATCGGGCGCGTGATCATGGAAAGCATCATCGCCGGCTTCGACACCATGACCATGGGGCTTTTCTCGAAGGTCTTGGGGATTATCAAGCGGATTACCGGGATGGTTGCCAAAGCCTTCGGCTTCAATCCGTTCCCCGAGTCGCCTGGTAGCTCAGCCACGGCAACAAGCCATCCGCCAACAGCCCCCAAGATCGATCTTCGGTCGCCAACCACTCCCAAAATCGACACCCGGCCGACCATCGTTCAGGCACGTCCGCAGGGGTTGTTGGCAGGTGGCAAAAACTCTTTTGTGTTCAATATCCAGCCTTCGCCGGGTATGGATGAACGCGGCCTAGCCGCGCTGGTTCGCGACGAGTTTTCGAATCTTTCACGCCAACAGGAAGCCCGTAAGCGTAGCAGCTTTCGGGATCCTGAATAATCCGGGGGGGATATGGACGCACCCAATGAATTGGCAGTGCTCTACCCCGTCGGGGTTGGTCTGGAAGCCAGAGCCCCGCAAAACAATCCGGAATATCAGGCGCTGGTGGCCTATGTCGAGTCAGGAGAAGCAGGGATGAAGACCAAGTGTCCGCACTGCGGTTCAGTGTCGTTTATTCGTTCGTCGAAGCAGTTGAGCAAGCTGGTCAAGGAGGCCAGCTGCCAATGCACGAATGTGGTCTGCGGTCACACGTTCATCGTTGCCGTTGAGGTTGTTCGAACACTCTCGCCCTCGGCATTTCCTGACCCGCTTGTTGCTGCTCAACTCAAGCAATCGGAGCGTTGGATTGGGTTGCAGGGGGCTGGCAACGACAACAATTCAGAGCATTTAACGAAGGATGGCGCTATGACATAGACACTATGGCCGGTTCGGTGATTGACAAAAAAAAGACCGCCCGAAGGCGGTCAGATACACAAAAATATCAATTAGGTGACTCATTCTATGAAAGCAATTCATGGATTGCAACTTTGCGCCGTTGACAAAAGCGTAGAACTGCAAAACAATGCCATCACTGCACAGACAAATGCAGTCAGGCTTGGCGGCCTGGATCACTTTGGCGGACGACCGCCTTCAGAGCGGTTTTTTTACGTCCGTCGCATGGCAAGCTCAATGGGCGGGCCGTGTGGGAGGGCTCCGGCCCTGCCGGTTCCAAAGTACCGGTCCGCCAACCTGCACGGTTCCGCTCACCCCTCTTGGCGGAGGGGTGGCGGATTAGCAAAACCGCTACTTTGGAGGCCACCATGCCTGCACTCACCTTGGCGCAACCGCGCACCGCTTCCCGCCCGCTTCGGGCTTTCTCTGTCTCGCTCTGTTCCGCCGGGCAGTCGCTTGGCTTCACCGCCATTGCTCGCAGCAGTGGCGATGCCCTCGCCAACGCCCTGGGCCTGCCTGGCCTTCAGTTGCCGGTTGCCGCCAGCGTTAAGCCGGTCGGTTCGCCGGCAGATGCGATGCGTCTCTTCCGGGCGAAATGTCGCTTGGTCGATCTCGTCGAACGCGTAGAGGAGTGATAGATCATGGCAACAAATCGCGAAAAGGAAATCGCTGTCAAGCCGACCCCGCAGGATGAGAAGGTGAGGAAGGCGATGTGGGGGCTCATCAATGGCGTTTCGGCCCAACGCGCGTTTGCCGAGATGCTGCTTCATTCTGAGGGCATGGAAGAGAGCAATGCGCCTTCGCTTGAGGAGGTGGCCCATATGGTTGCCGGCATGGCAGAGCGTCTCGATCTGATGCTCGATCACGTCAAGTACTTCGTCTTTTCTCAGGTGGGGGGTGTCGAGTCATGAATGCGATAGCTCAAGCCGATACGCAAAGTGCTGACCTCATGGCGGCAATGTCCGCCTCCTTGCGGGAAATGCATGCCCTGCACGGCAAGATTCAACGCGACCGCGAATTGGGGGAGGCAGCATTGCGCCGCTTGCTCCCTGTCGCCCGTGGCTGCACCGGGCAGAGCGAGCGCGTTGCGCGAATCCTGCTCGGTCTCTACAACGGCCCCCGCTTTCCGCTCGATCTCACGAATCTGCGCAGTCTCGACTACTCGATCATGGAGGACGTCATCACCGTCCTGCGCATGGATGCCAACGCGCTCCAGGAGGTGCACTGCTACTTCGAAGACGGCGGGCGCATCTTCGAGCAGTTGGCTGCTGATTGGGGGCTCAATGCGGAAGGTGGTCAGCAATGAGCGCGCCTGCTTTTACAAAAATGGGCGCTGGGAGCTCTGTTGATCGCGGACGCTACCTGGGCGGGCTCTACATTACTTTCCGCCCCTGCGGGAAAGTAAGCGCGTTGAGCTGGGACGACCCCGGTAGCGAGAAGGATACAGCGAGGCTCGTGGCCAGGTGTATCGCGCGTGGTGATCGTGTTGAGCGGATCGAACGGTACGAGAACGACCCTCAACCAGAACGGATTTGCCGGCCCGGATGCGCGGACTGTGCAACACCCAACAAGGCAGGAGGTATCCATCATGGCTGATCGGAACTCAAGCAAGCGCAGACCGTTGGCAAGCGTCGGCGGCGGAGTCAAGAAACCGGCTGGCAAGAATAGGCGGTCGACCAGGCTGCCGCCGGAACAAAAGCAGACCCTAAGGGAGTTTCATGACTCGGCCTATCGGATGGGCTGGGGCGTCATGGTTTCCATCTTGGAGCAAGTGGTGATGCTCAAAGACGCGCGCAATACAATGTTCGCAGGCGCTAGCCTCGAACGTTGTCAGCCGGATGCGGTATTCGTGCGCGGCATGCTGGATGCTGCAGGGGAGTTGTTTGGCGATGCGGCGCCATTGATGCACAGCAAGTTCGGGGTGCAGCTCCAGGAGGCGATCATGGACGACTTCTGGGACAACGCCCGCGCCGCCTTGCGCAAGGCACATGAAAGCCAACCGATGCTGCCGTACTGGTTCCGGTAGTGCGTTCAGCAACGATGCCGAAGCGGCAGCTTTCCATCGATCAGCTCAGGCTGGCGGCCAGTGGCCGCTGGACTGAGATTCTGGTTGCCGTTGGTCTCCCGGCGGAGAGTCTGAGTAAAAAGGCGAAGGCATGCCCGGCATGCGGTGGCACGGACCGCTTCAGTTTCACCGATGGCGGAGGTAGCGGTTCATTCGTCTGCCGGGGTCTCGATCGCCAAGGCGGTGACGGCTTTGAGCTGGTGATGCATTACCTTGGGTGCGATCTGCGGGGGGCGCTGGCTGCCGTGGCTGATGCGCTTGGCGGGGTTGCTTTGCAATCCCCGCCGGCCAGTCGAACCTGCCAGCAGAAGTCTGGCAAGGACGATGGCGAGGCCTTGCGCCGGATGTGGAAGGAAGCGGTGCCACCGGTACCAGGAGATCCTGTGTGGCGTTACCTGCAGCGGCGCGGTTGCTTGCCCGCCGTGATGCCGGCGACTTTGCGCTGCCATCCATCGTTGCCGTACTGGCTGCCCGATGGTGACAAACCCATCCGCCTGGGCAGCTTTCCCGCCATGCTGGCCGCTGTTCAGGGATCGGATGGCGTGACGGTGGCCATCCATCGGACCTATCTTGATCACGATGGCAGCAAGGCGGTTGTGCGAGATCCGACAAGCAATGACAGCTTGCCGGTGAAAAAGTTGAAGGCCCGCAAGGAGGGCGTCATGCCGGGAGCTGCCGTACGGCTGTTTCCGGTCAGTGGTGGGCGACTGGTGGTCGCGGAAGGGATCGAGACAGCGCTGGCTGTTCATGTGCTGACCGGGGCGCCGGTCTGGGCCTGTGTTTCTGCAAATGGCCTGGCTTCGGTCGTGCTGCCGCCGGAGGCTGGCGAGGTTTTTGTCGCTGCCGATCATGATCCCGGCGGTGCCGGCCAGCGCGCAGCACAGGCACTGGCGGAGAGGTTGAAGCAAGAAGGGCGTGCGGGGTGCGTGTTGTTCCCATCAACACCCGGCCTTGACTGGCTGGACGTTCTAAATGCTGAAAGGAGCCAGGCGTGAATGCCAAGGCAGATGTGAAACGTTTGAAACTGGCCGTCAACGGGGTGGAATCCGGCCCAGCAGAAGCGAGTGTTGAGGCGGTGCCCGAGCCGCGTACCGAGCTGCGCGATAACGGGGTCTTCTTCATTGGCACCAAGGTTGCCGAGGGCGGCAAGGTCATTGAGCTGCCCCCCCATGTTGCTCTGCGACCGCCTGGAGATCATCGGGCGCGGCGTCGATGAGGGGCATGAGCACTACCGGGTATTGCGTTGGCGCTCGCGGGGCCAGAACCAGGAGCGCATGCTGGCCATGAGTCTCGGCATGGTCGGCGATCGCCAGGGATGGGCGCAGCTAAGGGGCGGCGGGTTGTACATCGCGCCCGCTCGCCGAGCTCAGGAGCATCTGGCCTCCTGGCTGCAAACCGGGGGCGAGGATCTCATGCATACCATCAGCCATCGCGGCGGCTGGAACGATGGCGCGTATATCCTGCCCAGCGGGGAGGTGATCGGTACGCCGGCATCGCCCTTGTTCTACAACGGCGACCGGAGTCACGCTCATGCCTACCAGCCGAAAGGCAGTGTCGAAAGCTGGCGGGAAGGTGTGGCCAGGTTGTGCGCCGGCAATTCGCGGCCCATGCTGGCTATTGGGGCGGCACTGGCGGCGCCGTTGCTGAATCTGGTGGGACTGGAATGCGGTGGGTTTCACCTCTACGGCCCATCGGGTTGCGGCAAAACCACGTCTGCCAACGTGGGGGCTTCGGTCTGGGGGCATCCGCGCGAGCAGGTGTTGAACTGGGATGCTACACCCCTTGCCTTGTCGAACGCCGCTGCTGCGCGCAACGATGGCTTGATGGCACTGGACGAGATCGGCCAGGGCTCGCCGGAGGCTATCAGCATGGCTGCCTACCGCCTGTTCAACGGCACCGGCAAGATGCAGGGCGCGCGTGATGGCGGCAACCGCGAGATGTTGCGCTGGCGGATATTGGTGCTGTCGACGGGCGAGATCGATCTGACGGGGGTTATGCAAGGCGGCGGCCGGCGAACCAGGGCAGGGCAGGAGGTGCGCCTGGCGTGTCTGCCAGCGGATGCTGGCGCCGGCATGGGGTGTTTCGAGACATTGAACGGGCAGCCAGACTCCAATCACCTGGCCAGGGCGCTGGATCGGGCGACACAGGACAACCACGGCGCCGTTGGGCGGGCCTTCGTTGCCCATGTCTCAGGCCGGTCGAAAGAGATTGCGGCGAGGATGCGCAAGGCGATCAATGACGCCGTCGAGGAGCTGCCCAGCGCAGCCAGTGGCCAGGTGCGCCGGGTTGCCATGCGCTTTGCTGCTGCCGGCGAGGCGCTTGAGATCGCCACCGAGGCAGGCATGACCGGCTGGCGGGCGCAGGAAGGGCGGAACGCGCTACGGCGTTGCTTCCATGCCTGGCTGGAGCGCTACGGCCTTGGGAACAGGGAAGACGAACAGATCGTCAGCCAGGCTGAGGGTTGGTTCGCCAAACACTCCTACAGCCGGTTCATCGATTGGCATGTTGCCGGCGGCGATGCGCCGATCAGCCTGCGCGATGTGGCGGGGTATTACCAGAACAAGGGAGACGAGCAGTTGTTTTACGTGTTTCCGGCGGCTTTCCACGATGAAATTGCCGAGGGTTATGATCGTGTGGCAGCAGCCAATGTGCTGGCGAGAGTGGGCATGTTGGAAAAGGGCAACGACGTGGCGACAACGGTTGTCAGGACGCCGGACAATCCCAAGACGCGTCGCTTCTACAAGTTTGTCCGAACGACACGAGCGGAGTAACAGGGGCATGAGCGATACCTACCTGACCAAGGAAGAGTTGATCGAGCTGACGGACAGGCAGCTGCCGAGCAAGCAGATCGATTGGCTGAAACGGTACGGGTGGAAATTCGCCGTTTCGGCCGCCGGTCATCCAAAGGTGGCCAGGACGTATCACGAATTCAGGCTTGGCTCAGTGGCGACTGAGCCACAAGGTACAGAAGAACCTGATTTTTCTCGTTGGATCGAGAAGAGTGGTGGCAAATAGTCATCCGTAAAAAGCACAGAAAGCGCCTCAGGGCGCTTTTTTGTTTTTGTGCCTAACCTCGGGCGGCTGAGGTGAAAAAATCGAACCAAGGCGATTTTTGTAGCCTTGGAGGCTATTTTTAATCATCGGTCTGAGCGCTTTGTTTCCTGTGGTGCCGCTATGACCCGCCAGTAGCGGTTGCCTCCCGCGCGTGCACGTGCATGTGAGGTAGAAAAAATAAGGTGTAACAGGTGTAACGGTGTAACAAGTATATTAAAACCATTGTGCCGCAAGGCTTTCCGCTGTTACACCGTTGTTACACCCGAGGTGTTTCCGGTGTAACAAAACCCGCCTTTCCTCCCTTGTTACACCGCTTGTTACACTGGTTTTGGCTAGTGGTGTAACAACCAGATCGTTGTGCCGCAATGGTTTTCGGGCGTTGTTACACCGTTACACCTGTTTTTGTAGATCACACGTGTACGCACGCATGCGCGTGTACACGCGCGAGAAAAGCCACCTGGCTCCTCGAAAGGTGCTGCTTGCTTGAACTAATCCAATGGATTAGAATCAGAGCCATGCAAACCATTGCCGAAACGCCGGAATACATCCGTCGCGCCGAAAAGCTCCTCTCTGACGAGGAGAGCCGGGATGTGCTGAGCTATCTGGCCACGCATCCAAGGGCGGGCGATCTGATGGAAGGCACTGGCGGCGTGCGCAAGCTGCGCTGGTCGCGCGGTGGCCGGGGGAAAAGCGGTGGGGTGCGGGTGATCTATTATTTTCACGCGGAAACGATGCCGCTCTACCTGCTGACGCTGTTCGCGAAGAATGAGCGGGCAAACCTGACCAAGGCCGAACGAAACGACCTGGCAGGATTGGTGGGGCTGTTGGTGTCCGCCTGGTATGAGGAGTGA